CAACATTGAGAGTGTTGTTCCATTGACGATAGTTTGTGCGAAGGTTCTCAGCCTTTGAGAAGTTGGCAATAGCCCACTTAGCAATTTCCTTGCGCCACGCTTCTTGCGCTTTGCCGAACTTTGCTTCTTTTGCTGTCTGTGTGCTGTAATCATTTTCTAGCGTTGCTAGACGAGCCTCTAGTGCCTTGATTACTTTGCTTGTTGCTACCTTTACTGTGATTTGTCTGCTCATTTTGTATTGCCTTTCGTTGGTTGGTTGGTTGATTAGTATAGCAGGTGCTACTGACATTTCCACCCGAAGGTGGAGAGTTCTTACTTACGACATTGGACTAGAACACTCTCTAAACTGTCCCTGTTTCGTTATGCTTATTTAGTTAGCAGTTGCGCTTGTCCAGCGTTCCTTGCCTTCTACATCAAGCAGAATACGATTTACTCCGCTAGGGTGGTTATCAACGGCTTTGATAACTCCTGTGATACCGCTTGTTGTTGTTGTGTAGGTTTGACCTACCTCTAGTGTTGCGTTTGTCATTTGTTTCCTTTCGTTTGGTTGGTAGTAGTATTATAGCGGATACCACCGACATTTCCCCCCATTTCTAGGGGGAGTGTCGTGTGATACTAGTCACACTCAGGTAGCCAAAATCCTAAGTGGTGTTGGTCAATAATGGCGGAGGCAGGTGCTGTGTCTAATCCTTTATAAGATACGCCTTCAGGCATCTTTATCTGTCGATCAAAATCCTCATCATAGTATGCGTCAATAGCATCTATGCAAGGTTGCACCATAGAAAGTGGAACGGGTGGGTAATGATTACCCTGTAAGTGATAGGCTAATTGTGTTTCTAAATCTAACACGCTATCCTGAATACCTAATGCAGTTATGCTTCCCATTGTTAGTTACCTTCCTTGATAGTCATTTCAGCCCAAGTGTTAAACTCATTAGCAGTTTTTAATACATTAGATTGAGCAAGAGCGTGTAGCGTTGCTTCCTTGCACATCTCTGTCATTGTTTTTTCATCAAGAGCAATTAAGCGTGGCAATAAGTTTGCAGGGATAGTATCAAGGTTAATGATAGCCTCGAAAGTTATTGTGTGTGGAACTTTGATTAGATTAGACATTTGTTACCTTTCGTTGTTGGATAAGAGTATTTTAGCATAGGGCACTGACATTACCTAATCTATTCCCCGCATAAGCCTTGTGATAAATCTCACAAATTTCCAGGGTTTGTGGATAACTCCCGTAAACCTGTGGATAACCCCGTAGTATTGCGGGCCTTTTATTCCTCCTGGCCCCATATGTCGGGATCTATTTCTGCTAAGTACTCTTTAGCAGCTTTTTTCTGATCTTGATCACCAACAACAGAATTTATTAATGCATTAAAATAATTAAGCTCGGCCATTTTTATTTCTCCTTATTTTTTAGTTGCGCTAAATCTAATATCTGCTTTACCATAAACACATAACCCACACGATACACACGCAGAACCTGCATTGCTAATTAGTGGAATTGATTTCATATTCTCAGGGCACTTAGCACCAGGCTTGCCCGTCAATTCTTTCATTGTGCTTTCGGTGACGGCGAATGTCTTCCCTAAATATGCAAGGCGAATTCCCTCATTTACTTTTAGTTCGTGGCCGATTTCTTTATTCTCATCGTCGGTGGAATAGTAAAGAGATAAATTAGATACATCCTTTAGAATAAGCGCTGCAGACTTTACACGTGTGTAAACCCAGAATTGAACATCGGTGTGCTCATTGATTACATTCTTCCAGGCATAAGTATAGAAATCATTGAAGAAATCTCCGTCCCAGTGGATACGGAATAGCATAGGAGCGTCTTTCTTTACACAATCAGCCTTGAAATCAATAATCATTTCATTTAGCAATTGATACATTGTTTCCATATCGGCATTGCGTAGCAATTCCCAATTGTGTAGCAGATTAGTTTTTACTCCCTTGAAGAGTTTTTCCAATTTGCCTGCATAGCAAACAGTCTCGCAGATAGACGTAGCGCCAGGACATGAGAAATCTTTTCCTGCGGGTAATCCGAACGTGTTAGCAATTGCGGCTTGCTTTCCATTTTTTGTGACAAGGTTAGCCACCTTTCTATCATTAGAGCGTTTCAATTTCATTAGTTGGCCTTTCGTTGGTAAGGTTGTAAGTATAGCAGAATGGACCGACATTTTACGCAACACGCTGCAAATTCCAGGGTGTTTTAGATCACAGTCGTAACGACACGCCCGACTCCGCAGCTCTGCGGGCTTTCGAACACCTGTTCTAATTAATTATTGATCGAATTTATTTTTATGTTTTATTTTGCGTGTGTATTTTTTTTTATTGCGAACAGGTTGCGCCGCATTACTGCGACGCAATTCCTGAATGCGTTTTACTTTATCTTGAAGAGAAGTTAGGAACATTATACCCACTCGCTTCGTGAAATCGTTTTACATCAAATCGCTCATTATCTTTCGCAAACATTTCAGCGAAATCATTTACGATTTTAGAAAATACAGCAGGGTGAGTTTTGTTGCTCGCATACTTTAGAATTTCTGCCGTTGCGACATAATCTTTTCGTGTCATCATTTTACTGATACCATTCCATTTCTATAAAAAACTTTCGTATACATTTTGCCAGTTGGCGTTGATAAATTTACAGTTGAGTATTCGTGAGCCGAACCCCAATCAGTAAAACGGAAAAAGTTTTCCCACGCACCGAATTCGTTTTCGTATTCGGCAGACCAATGCGGGGCGTTGCTATCATAGGCGCAAGTTAGTTTATACATTTAGGTTTTCCCTTTCGTTAGTTGAGCATAGGCATTTTGTTAGTTGTATTGTATCACCGACCACCGACAAGGTGGCAAGTGTTGAGCAATTATCGCAGATAAAGATTTCCATTTATTTATTTTCCTGAAAAAAACTGAGCGGATTACATTGGCAAGCCTCTACATCATAATTATTTTCATCTCCGTAGTATAGCCAGCCATTTCCGTAGCAGGTATCACACTCTAAAATCTGAGTGTATAATTCTTTCATTCTACCCATTTAGGTTTTCCCTTTCGTTTGTTGATTTTGTAATTGTAGCAGATAGCACTGACAAGGCTTGCGCCTTGCTTGCCTCACGTTGTGCGATAACGTGTTGTTTGAATTCGTCTAAGTTCATTCGAACGCACCTTCCTCTAATAATCCTAATTCGATGTTGAATAATTCATCGGGTGTTGCTTCGGATAAATCTACCCAGCCAGCACCCTCGTTGTCCATTCGGAAAATTTCGATGTATCCCATTATTATTCACCAACCTTTACTGCGATTGTTGCGAATTTATTTCGCAGACCGCCCGCATTTATTTCGATTAGATACGCTTCAGTTTTTTCACCATACCAAATTTCTGGGCGGTGTTCGGCAGATACAATTTCGCCAGAAAAGTGGCGATTGCGTGAGCGATAGTTTTTTCCTACAAGTAGGCTTTCGATTGTGTATAGTTTGGTAGCCATTGGCAGACCTTCTTTCGTTTGTTGTTATGTATGGAATTATACACGAACCCACTGACATTTTCACATTACTAGCCAGTAAATCCAAATAGTGAGACGCTCAAGCCGTGTGATAAGCATCACATCAAAATGTCCGATTTGTCTGTCAAATCGACACGCCGTAAAATTCAGGGTTTTTTATAACAATGTCGTAACGACACGCCCGACTCCGCAGTAGTTGCGGGCCAGCTCGATTTTGTCAAGCCGACACGCCGTTTATTTATTGTGAGTTATGTCTCATCTTCTAATTCTGCTAAATAATCTTCGTGCTCTACTAATCCAATCGCAAACGCAACGGGATCGCAACACTCTAAGATTTCGGCGGGAGTAAAAGTTGAATAACCAATTTTTACAGTTGGGTAAAGGTCATTTAGTAAATCTATAAAACTTTCTTTGATTTCTAAATCTTTTTCTAATTGTGATTTACTCATTTAGTCCCCCATTTTTTATGTCTTTGATTACGGCAATTAGTAGCGGGATAGTCACGCCCGCTAGTAGTAATTGGACGGCGGTAGTTAGTAAGCGATTAGTAGTCATTACTTATTCTTCTTTCTCTTGTAAATCTTATAGGCGATTAGTAGGGCGGTAGTAATAGCGATAGTGTGCCAAGGTAAGTAGATAGCCCCTAAGAAACTATCTAATTCTAATCCGTAGTCGCTATTTATTTCTAATATAAATCCGTCTGTAATCATTATTAGTTATCCCAATCTAATGTTAGTGCGGACATTTCTTCTTCTTCGTATTCGCTAAGGCGTAAGTCTAAGCCCTCTGCTAGTGCCTTGTTATAGGCTTCTTCTTCTTCTAGATAGACATAAGCGTCTGCTACATCTGCCTGAATAGTATCCCATTTAGACATCATTACTTTACCTCTACTTCTCTAATGTTATAAGTGAAACCCTTACCGAGTTTATTTAGTTCAGCGATTACCGCTAAGATTTCTTCGGGCTTACTAGCCTTTTGATTTACGGCTAATAGTTGAGAGCCTTGCCATAGTGTATAAGTGATAGTCATTATCTGTTCTTCTTTCGTTAGTAGTTAGTTAGTTGTTGAGCGGTTATTTGCTAGGCTCACCTTTCGGATTATTTGCTAGGCTCACGCTCTAATTCTTATTTAGTTGTTATGCTGTAATTGTAGCCGATAGGGCTGACATTTACTAGCGACACGCCGTTAGGCGTTAGTGTGATTATGCTCACACACGGACTCTATTTCGTGTCCGAATTCCTCTACGAGTTCCTCGTAGATTTCGTCCATATAGTCTAGATAATCGTTCATTAGATTACCGCCTTTCCTAGTAGGTTATGTTCGGCATAGTTACCGCCACACATTACGCAGAGCGACCAAGCGGTTACTCTACCGCAACCTGCTGAGCAAGTTACATAGCCTAGACGCTGAGCGTCATTCTGATAGTCATTACGACTTTCCCAAATTCTGTTAGTCATTTTAGACCTAACCTTTCTTAGTAAGTGTTTCTTACTTTCTTTATACTATAAGCCTAACACGGGGGACTGACATTTAGGGGGGTTACTGGCAAGTATTCTCAAACTATTTTTGTGATTAGCATCACACTCACGCTCAAAGTTAATAGGCTATGGGCGCACTATATAGACAAAACGGACATTTATTTATTCGGGATCATACATGATAAAAATATATTAACATTTTGTGAAATATGAAATGCTAGTCGACTGAGATTTTATTCTTAAGATTTTTTCTATACGAAGTATCGACGGGTGCATACCTAGGATGTTTCTTTGGCTCATTTGTTCTATTGCCTTTAGTAAGGTTGCAGATACCGTGGGAAGGCTTTACGTTTATAAGCTCGTCAGATCCTCCTTTGGTTAAAGGGATTACATGATCTAGCTGTAGTCCATACTTCCATCCAGGTACAAAAGCTTGGCGGGGTGCAGAGTAATCTATCTGCATACCACATATGTGACAATTACCCCCATGTATAATAAAAATTTCATAGAAGGAGTATAGGTGTGGATCCGTATATCTCTCTATGTTTGCTTTATTGTTTACTGGCATAACAAAATATTATCAAATAAAAAAAGTTTCGTCAACCCCTTGACCTTAGAATATTTCAAATGTTATACTTCCATAGGGGGGTCGGGGGGTCAGAAAATACAAAAAATACAAAATATAAAACATATAACATATATAACATATATAGTACATAATAGTTGACTAGAATGTATAGATAGTATATAATAAATTAATGGCATCGTCAAGATTAGTAAAATGTGATAAATGTGGGCGGGAGATTGAAGTAAGATCTGGGTTTGCACATATGACACTTAATAATCATCAGAAAAGCTGTAAATAAAATTTTATTAACATTTAATAGAATCCAAAAGTAGATTAGGCATAAAATGACAATCAAAGCATTTATTTATGACATTGCAATCAAGGTAGCTGTAATGGCTGAAACCGAAGAAGAAGCAAATGAAAAAATGGACCAGGGACAAGCTTCACAGATCTCAATGGAGAAGAAGCTGGTCAATACTGTAGATATTGCGTAACCCATAGCATGTCTGTCAAACCTTGGGATATGTTAAATCCCAATGAACCTAGAGCTAGCGAAGAGCTATTTCAGGAACGATGGGAGATATGCAAATTTTGTCCAGAATTAATTTCGCTCACTTCACAATGTAAAAAATGCGGGTGCGTAATGAACTGGAAAGCCAAGTTAGAAAAAGCCACATGCCCTATAGGCAAATGGTGATATAATTTAATAATGCACGATCATAACAATATGACATTGACCCCAGGTGGATCCATTGATGAGATGACTTTAATGTGGATCCTAATGGGCTTGATGGCTATTCACCATGCATGGATGTGGTGGAAGATGAAAAAGAAAAACTGTAGCTGTAAGTGAAACTTATTGCACTTATTACCTTAGTAGTAGTTCTTACTTTCTTTGCTGGAATAATATTTCAAGTAATATCTTAGTCGACTGGGATTAATATGTATAATTTTGATGTATACGAACTTCCAGGACCTACTGCAATTTTAGAACCTTTACCAACGAAAAGACAATGGGCTACAGATCTGCCTTATCCTCACGCATATAAATGTTTTCCAATGACCCTTGCTAATCAAATGGGTTATGGCATATCTTTTCCAGACGATATCATATTTGAATGGGATGGGAACATGAATGTGTTACCTTCTAGTATCAAAGTAACTTCTGGACATAAGTGGGTTAACATGGACAGAGGCTGGGGAACTGTAAGTTTTAGAACAGGTTTAATATTCAAGACAGATGAAGATGTCAGTATGTTATCGTATCCAGTACCAAACCTATTTGTTGACGGATTTCAAATTTTTACAACACTTATATCCACTTCTTTTTTTGAAGGACCTTGGCAAGTAGCTGGACAGGTTACAAGATCAAATTATAAGATAGTTCTACCAGCAAGAACTCCAGTATCTGCTATTATGCCAATATCATTAAGTCAGCTAAATGAGTCTGTGGGAACGAAGAAGCCATTTAAAGAATTAGAGTATCAGAAAAATACAGGAGAAGAGTATTACAGACACAATGCAATGATGCAGAAGCTTGGAAAAACTACTGGCAACTACAGAGATGGCGTAAATCATAATGGTAAACTTTACGGAAAGCACGAAGTAAAATCTATTAAATTAAGGTATGATAATGGTAACATTCCACTGGATGAATAGAAACGAAACCAATCTTGGAATATCTTCAATGAAAAGAATGTATTCTCATAAAGAAAAATATGGATACGACTCTATATTGCTTACAGCAAAAGGAGTTAACTCAGATAACTGGATAAAATCTGCTCACATAATAGATCCTGCAAAGAAAATAAAATACATGATTGCAGTCAGACCTTATCAACAAAGTGCTCAAATTGTAAACCAGATGGCAGCCGCATTTGCTGAAATTTCTCCTAACAGATTAATGTTAAATGTAGTATCTGGTGAAATGGGGGGCAAAGAAACTAATATTCTCCCAGAGCCAAGCTATGAAGTAGATGTCGATATATCAACTCCTCTAGGAAGACTTGAATTCATGACGGGGTGGATGGAAAGACTTTCTCAGACTTATGTTATGGGCAAGAAGCCATTGATCTTATTAGGCTCTAGACATGAAGAGACAATACTAAAATGCGCTAAGTACGCAGATATCGGTTTGGTTATGATAGATGACTTCTTAAGGAATCCAGATCTATTTACATCAAACTATAAAAGACTTATGATCAGTGCTCAAATTGTAATTAGAGATACAGATGAGCAGGCACTTAAAGAGTTAGAAGAAAGTGTTTCAGATCATCATAGAATTAAAAGATGGGCAATATACGGAACAAAAGAAACTGTTAAGAAAAAGATTTTAGAATTAGAGGCTATGGGAGTAACAGATATTCTTTTAAATAATGGTACGGACGTTATAATTCAAAGAGAGTCAGATGTAGATTTATTAGTTTATGAAATTATACAAGAGAATAATAAAGTAGTTGACTAAGATATAAAAAAGCGGGATAGGCTAAGAAGCATTCTTTGCTACAATTAAGCCATAATGATCTATATCTCAGGCATTATCTAGCATGAAGAGTGAAAAGCTCTCTATAGCCAAACAGAAGGCTCATTTGGCGCAATACATTAGAGACCTTAAAGAAGCATCCCCTTGTATGGACTGTAAGGAATATTATCCATACTATGTCATGGACTTTGACCACGTACGTGGTAAGAAGCATGCAAATGTTATGGAACTTATTCCTACTCTGGATAAAAAGAAGATTGATTTAGAAATAGCCAAATGTGAGATAGTATGTTCTAATTGTCATCGTATTAGGACTCATATGAGACGTATAGCTAAAATTAAATAGCTCTTCTTCCGCCGACGCACTTTCGCTGCTATCTTCTAAATATAAACCAAAGCTTAAATTTAATAGACTGGATAATCTTATTTATTTTCTGCTCGACTGTAATATCCTTCTTATTAAAACTTTTAGGACTGTTCCATAGATTAGAGAAATGTCTGGGCATATAATAATTATATCTTATATTTGTATAGGCTTCTAGTTCCGCCGCACTTTTTCGGGCGCACTTTTCAATTCGCACTTTATTTAGTATACTTATAATATAATGCCCCATAGCTCAGTTGGTAGAGCGCCGAACTGTTAATTCGGATGTCCCTGGATCGAGGCCAGGTGGGGCAGCGATGCGAGTGTTACATAATGGTAGTGTCTCTGCCTTCCAAGCAGATAGTGCCAGTTCGATTCTGGTCACTCGCTCCAACTCTTCGTAGCTCAGAGGACAGAGCATTCGGTTTCTACCCGACTGGTCGCAGGTTCGACTCCTGCCGAAGAGGCTTAGTAAAAGAAAAAACCCCAATCAGAGGCGGATCCGATTGGGGTTTTCTAGTGTATTGCTACACGTTATACTGGGAGCTTAATCTGTGGGATGCTACAACCAGTACCTATGAAGTATAAAATAAGGTAAATTCTATGTCAAGCATTTTATTCCCAGAGAAGCTTTTTCCCTGGATCAAATGTCCATTCTTTTTCTTTGTACTTGTTGTCTTCTGTCATTTCGTAAAGTATTTCCATTAGGACTCTACAATCTTCGTGCTTCCAGGTTAAGTTGCACCTGCCGTTTTCTACGTTTAAGCACTTGTTTAAATATCCTTCTATAACATTAATACTATGAGGACTGTGCGTCATCTTCTTGTTCTCCAGGGCTAAATGATGGGGCAGGACCCAATAGGTATCCCTGATCGTGATATTCAACCATCTTTGATACATCTTCTGGACCGACTAGCTTATTGGCAATAAGTGTCAAAAGGTCATATATTCTATGTAGCATAATGTAATTAACCATAGGTAGGTTGTCTTCTAAATTTTGTGGCTTTTCATCCTCGATCACTTGGTCGTCCTAAATCTTCCCAAAACTTCTCTCGACCCATTTGGTCTGTTTCTTTTATTTGTCCGCCATCAGTATTAATTTGAATCGACGGCTCTTTTGAGGTTTCCATATATCTCCAGCCCTATATTATTTTTATACTGGCAAGATAAGCAGTATAGATAAATTATACCCTCATTTGTTTCGTTGCACATTAAAGGGCCCTGATCCATCGGACATTCAAGTCTAGGAACAAGGCCCTTCTCTGCGAGTTGAAGGTACTTAGACACGTACTGTATCTTCATGTACCTTCCTCTCTAATCTTTGAATTCGGTTAGGAACTCTTTGTATCTTGCCCCATTGAGGGAAGACCACGATGACCAATCAGTGCCGCCTTTAGTCATATAATACGTTATCTCTGCATTTATTACGGGGTCAAACAATAATATGTTTGACTTTAGATCAAATTTTTCTTTACGATCAATGCCGAGTTCACCCAACATATTAATCTGAAAAATTCCGTAGGAACTGTCTCCAGTTTTCCTGTTACCATTGTAAGCCATAGGTCTTGAATTAGACTCTGCCTTAACAATAGCCCAAGCCTGTTTAAGGGCTTTTCCTTCAAAACCAACAGCTGATAGGAGTTCTTTTAGTTCTCCGTCTGTTAGCATCTCAGAAGGCTTGTACACAGTAGTGCTGTACTTCTCTAAGGTTTC